GTGAACAAAATCCAAGATATTGATCAGCGGCTACAAGTGCTCGTGCAAACCCTGTTATAGCGTCGACACCCACAGCACTACCCTCATAAATCACCGAGGCTGCTAATACTGGTATTCCAAGGATAGTGTTAGTAATACTACTTGGTCGTTGAGTTTCAGCGGTTAAAGCGGCCATATTATTTATTCTCCTGATGTTTCATGTACGCATCATAAATCTCTTTAGAACCAAATTCTTCAATCAATTTTGGATCATTTTCAAATGATATTGTGCTTGAATCGCCAGTGTTAATCTGTGTTACAGCACTCAGGGTCAGATTCTGAGCTGCTACTTCTTTAGTGATTTTCTCGGCTGCGATGATTTTCATAGCCGTCATAGTTGGTGTGCAATTAGTGTCATTTTTACATTCTAAAATGAGTTTTTCATGACCCGGTAATGCGAGTGAATCAATTTCTGAAATACGGGTAATTTCATTTTTTTGACCAGCACCAAATCCATCTTTAAAAGAAGTTTTCTTGATTTGGTCAATTAATGAAGGGTGGTCAGTTTGTAATTGTTCTAGATTCATATTAGTTGTATCCTGAGTGTTATTAGTAGTAGTATTTATAGTTGTTGTAAAAAGAAATTTGAATATATTAACAGAATCGATCATACCCACCCTAAGAGCTCCAGTCGCAGACAAAAGGTCGCCTTGACCAAATGATGATTCAATGTGGGATTTTGTTCTCCCTCTATTTATAACAAGAGTATTTATAAAATCATCGCTAACTTTGTCCACCCGTGTTTGCATCTGTTGATCGAAATGATCATCCCCTGGAACAAGTCGTTTGTATGGTGAGTTGCTGGACACATATTCTGTTATTTTCACATCATCTGATGTGTGTTCTATAATTTGTACACATGCTCCAATAGAACCTAAAAAGCTATAAGGGGATGCAATGATCGTATCACAAGCTGATGCTATTAAATAACCAGCGCTTGCACATGTATTCTCAACATACGCTATAGTTTCTATTGGAATACTGTGAATGAAGTCTACGAGCTCAAATAAACCACGAGAATCTCCTCCTGGACTATCTATGTCTAATATGATACGATTAACACCAGATATTAGTATTTCATTCAATTGTGTGGTGATAGACTCAGTTGTTGAATATAACATATTATCATAGCGTTGGATGGTGCCACGAATGGGTAAAACCCCTGTATTTTCTCGTTTATACCATGAATCGTTCCGTTTTTGTATAGAACTTGTATCCAACAATTTTGGGGTGAAGTTATCTTGAGTTCCTACTAATAAATTATACATTATTCATTTTCATCCAGGGGTTGTTGTGCTTTTATGATGTCTCTCTCTCGTTGTCTTTGTGCCTGTTTAGACTCCCAACTCGTGCCATCTCGGGATACACTCACATTTTCTAAGGTATCTAGTCCCATCTCAACGAGTGCTCTCATTTCGTTGAGCTCTTGCATTGGATTGAGTGCTCCGAATATTTCACCTTTAAATGACACATGTGAATATGCGATACGTGCTGCTTGACTTGAGAAAAAACCCGGCATTTGAACTCTACCTGACAATGCAAGTTCATATAAGAAGCGTTTATAAACTGGGATGCAGAATGATGTGGTGAAATGAGATCTCTCTCGCTTTATTATGCGACCATAATCTAAAAACCCTGATTTACTACTCGAATAACTGGAAGTAAAATAGTGGATAAGAATCTCCAGGGGGACCTCAACTGCCGAAGCAATTTGTTTCAAACAACTAGTAACAAACTGATCGAATTGGGTGACTGGTTGACTCGGATTGTTGAAAGACATAGATTCGCCTTCAGCCAGTGTGGTTACCTGTGACCCTTGTACCTCATATTGATTGTTGTCATGTTTTTTACCAGGGGTAAATTGATCACCTTCTGACGATTGAACGAACATAAATAATTTTGCAGATAAAATTGAGCTATCAACAACACTGTCAGTGAATTCTGAAATCTTCTTGAGTAGATAGATGATTGATGCAACTTCCGGGGTGCCGCGTAACTGACCAGGTTGCTCAGCCCGGAAACAATGTGTGATATTTTGTAATTTGGTATGTTTATTATATTTGTCAATTGCACGCCATTTAAAAGACTGCTTTTTTACACCAATAATAGAAGTGCCAAAATGTCTCTCTTGAAAATGATAACGGATCACTTGTTCAAAATCATCTTTCTCAATGCCACCAATTAATTTTTCGGTATGATGCTGTAACGAGGGGTTACTCAATAATGCAGCATCCAGTACTTGTATTCTCGTAGAGTATGGGCTATCAATATGTTTTCGATTTGTTAGTAGAGCTAATCCATTGCCTTGGATCATCTTAGTTCGATACAAAATATCTTGTAGCTGATAAAAGTTTTTCTGTCCATGAACATCACATTCAGTGGTTGCTGCAAAAATATCCCATTCTTGTTTAATTGCTGTGTTTAACGCTCTAGCTTGATCAGGTGTCATTTGTAAAGCATTCGCATCCACATTAGCAAAAGGTTTTAAACCATCACCTATCACGTAGGTAGTTTTACAAGATACTATTCCACTACCCAATGCAGTATCACGAACAAGTGCAGCTGATTGCGCAATGAGGTCTGGCAATTCGAGTGTTGCTCGTTCATCATTATCACCATTAAACGTTCGCCAATTTATGAGTTTTAAATTATTAGTCGTCTTATTATACATAGTCATGTCTATGGATCACTTGAAAAAAGTGTTGTGGTTGTTATGCCACCAGCCCCACGAGTAATCCTTTTTTGAAGATACTTCTCCCTTTCATATAAAATGTCGAGGTTCTGGTAGTTTACCGATCTCCCATTTATCGTGACGCTACTGGTCACATTAGCCTCTAATTTTTGTATTGCTAGTTGTAATGTATCGAGCTGCATTTCGAGTGTTAATGGCATATTTTATATTCTCCAGATGGTATATTTATACGTATCCCGGATTAAAACTCTAATCTTTCAACATCACACACAATGGCAGCAAACACTGCATAACGGAACGTATCCCATTCTTCATTTTGTTTTCTAGTCGGTACCCATGTTTGAGTTTCCATGCCTTTTTTATTGATATCAATAATTAACTTTTCCGCCAATAAATTCTTATAATAATTATCCGGTAAGTCTTTTGGAAAGTGAACAAATTGTGGGCCGATGGTAGTATTTTCCAAGAGATCCATACAATAATTCTTGGATGAGTGAGATCCTATACCACGTAACAGAACACCATTCTTGATTGTTTTTCCATTGTAATTAACGTCAACGCGATTTGGTCTATTTATCATAGGTTTCGATTTTGTAGACAACCCTTTGATTGCCATACACTTGTTTTTTCTGTATCGTATATAAGTATATGCTTCTTGTGTTTGGTAACCTGTATCTATTGCTGTCATAGTAATTTTTAGCTCACTAACTCCATCTTCTTGTAGATACGTTTTAGATAGTGCAGCGTCCAAGTCTTCATCCCATGATGTTTTGTAAAAAGTATCACAATGGATCTCGGTACTGTCGATGATATATATTTCTAAATTCCGAGCAACACCGATCACCTGTATTTGAAAATAGTCACTTTGTACATCAACTCCAGCGAATAAATATTTGACATTCTGTGGAATACTTTTTGTGGAATAATTTTCAGCTCTTTCGCTTTTGAATTGTTCCCAGTCTAACTGTTTTCCAATATTGGAATCATATGACAAGCCCAGGTAGGTATTGTAAAAAACTCTTTCAAGATTTCGATTGCCTATGGATTTTTCCCATTCAGCAACAATAATTGACCATCTGCAGTTACGATCATACGAATACCCAGACCATATGAAGAATCCTTTGCGGGGATTAGTTGGGTTATGACTTCTCCATTCACCAAGCTCCAACGCTTCAAATTTTTCTGAATGTTGTAAGTCGTATGAACAATGTGGGCACACATGAACGACTGTGTCTGGTTTTCCTTCGTCCCATTTGAATTGTTTCCAATCTATTGTGTGATGTGTTGAACAATTTGGACATTCTATATAATAGTGATCTTGTGATGAGTCTTCAAATTGTTTTGAAATTTGGCATATTCCAAAAACCCCTGGGGTTGACCCCGCTATTATTTTATGGTTATCTTGTGATTCGGTGCGCTTCACAGCAAGTTGGAATTGATCACCGTCAGTGTTATTGGAATAGGCAGATAGTTCATCTAATATGGCTATTCTAGGTCCTATTCTTCGAAACCCAGCTGAACTGACAGCACCAATTAGCGTCAAACTACCACCTGGGTAATTTTTCTTAAGAATGTTACCTTGAGACAGGCATTTCAGTTCAAGGTGTGGATTATCTAAAACTAAGTCTTGTATATTTTCTTGTGAAAAATCTCGGGAATCTTTGACGGTCGGTTGAACTATCAAAACATCACACGGTTCATAAATTGTATAATAAACAACGAGTAAGCTCATACATTGAGTGTAGCCAACTCTAGCTGACTTCTTAACAATTACGAATTCTATGAGAGGATCGGTGAATGAATCGAGAATTGCCTTCTGGTATGATCTAGCGCGAAAACGACCAGATTCTAAATAAATATTTTCTTCGCACCATTTGGAGAATACGATGTCTTTATTCGGTCTCCATAACTCCAGTAATTGTCTAATCATCTTTCAGATTCCAAAGATTCCAAAGAGAGTCTGTCTTCTCCATCGGCGATATCATTTAATATTTGGTTCACCAAAGTCTTAACCAATTGTTCATTTTTTTTAGATAGGTTTAATCGTGATGAAATGACAGTAGGAAGTTTGCTAATGTGGATTTTTGAAGCTGTGACCACCACTGCTATGGTATTACTATATTCTTTTTTTGAAAGCAATTCCTTCTCTGACTTTTTTATTTTCAAATTGATTTGTTC